CGAACCAGGAGTACTTCTTCAGCAGCGAGTGGTAGAAGGTCGTGCCGGACACCCACGCCAGGAACGCGGCGACGACGGCGGGCGCCCAGTAGAAGTGCTGGGGGTGCGCCTGGTAGACGGCCCAGAATCCGGTGGCAACCGCTAGGACGGCATGCGCCGCTCCCTTGACTGTGCTGTTGGTGGACGGCTTGGAGAACAGAGCGACCACGGCCGGTAGGCCCAGGCCGACGACGAGGGAGGACACGTCGGCGTAGTTGGTGAACATGCTTGTCCTTTACGGGTTGGTGGTTACTGGGTGGGGAGTACGGCATATTGCGGAATCGCGGCACTGATTCCCAAAGGCGTATTCTCGTCGAGCAGTGTGCGGATGAGGTAACTCCGCTCGACCCGGTTCTCGTAGTAGTAGGAGCGGGTCAGGTTCGTCGTACCGCCGGTCTCCCACAGATAGTCCGCGCCCATGGAGCCGTCGAAGTAGTCCCGTACGGCCGCGCCCTCTTCGATCAGCACACCGTCGACCCAGAAGATGCTCGCCAGGCCCGGCGTCATCGTGCCGTGCAGAACGTTCATACCGAGGTACAGCGTGGACGTAGTCGGGGTGAAGGTGACCATCATCGTGCGCCAGCGCTTGTTGCCCGGGTCGATGGCGTTGGCTGCCTGCGCCCACGTCTTGGAGGCGTGCTGAGTCGACCCGGCTCCTGCCCACGGTGCGATGGCCCCGCAGCCCTGCGCGATGGCCACCTTCGCCGAGAACGTGTACGTGCGGCCCGGGATCAGTCCGGACACCGGGAAGGCGATCCCCGAGTCAGCAGGAGCCCCCGCTGGGACCGTCACCTTGAGGGCCTGCGTGCCCTTCCAGCAGAAGGCGTCCGCCGCGAGGGTCGCCGTCCCGGTGGACCCGTACCCAGTGATGCCGGACTCGAAGTTGGGGTTGCTCGCGTAGTTGAGCCGGGTCGGCTTGATGACGACCTGGATCGTGCGGGCGTTCTGGTAAGCGCTCGGACCGGTCGCGCCCAGGGGAAGCGGCTCGAACTGCACCGCGTCGAGGATCTGGTGCTTGTTCGCCGACATGCTGGTGAACTTGAACCCGACGGCCGCGTACGCCGCCCTCTTCCAGGCGTAGCCGCCACCGGATACGGGGTAGTCGGCCGGGCCGGTGAATGCGGCGTACTGGCGCGTGTAGGAGCCCGCAGCACCCGAGGTGAGTGCACCGCTGGTGATGCCGACGCGTGCCATGGCCGGGTCGACGCCGAGGTAGGGGTAGTGGGCGAAGTCCTTGAACGCTGCGGCCGGTGACTTGACGCCCGCCTTGAGATGACCCTGCACCACCACCTGCCCGGCCATCGGCCTGAGCGGCTTGGGGCGCGGGATCTTGATGGCGAGGCGGCCGTCGATCTTGACGTCGCCGTCCAGCCGGGGACCGTACGTCTTGAACTGCTTGATGACGATGCCACCGGAGACCCCGAAGACCGGCGCGAAGTCGTCGTCGTTGACGAAGGTGATGTTCGGCATCAGGTGACCGCCATTCCGACCTTGGTGGCAGTACTGAGAGTCGCGTCAGTGATCGAGAGCACCTGTGTTCCGTTCCTTTTCACGATGATGTTCGAGCCGGAGTAGGAGACCGTGACGCGGTCGCCGTCGGTGAAGGTCTGCGAGTACGGGAAGGTGGCTGCGACCGCACCGGAGGCGATGCGATACAGGGCGGTGCGCCCGGCTCGCCAGTAGTTGGTTGCGTCCTGGAGCCGGAAGACGACGCCCTGCTTGAGGGTGTTGCCGGGGTTGGTCAGGAACGTCGCCGACACCGTGCCGTCCGCGTGGCCGGGGATCGTGGCGATCGAGGCCGTGGCGCCGACCGGGTAGGCCGAGCCGCCCCCGTACCCACCGGAGGTCCACTGGCCCAGCGTCTCGGTCCAGGAGGCCGCACCGAGGTCCGTGGTGCGTGCGGTCCAGTCGGCCCAGCCCTGGGTGAAGGAGTCGAAGACGTTGTAGGCCGGGACCGCATCGGAGTACAGCGCGGTGATCAGGGCACCGTGGTCGTCGTAGTACTCGACGAACGGGTACACCGCGACCCGCTCGCCGGAGTAGGCCTGCGTGTAGCCGGACAGGCACATCTGGACACGCTCGTCGTACCCGAGCGGCTGCCACTGCGCGTTCGCGGTCGGGGTGTCCGGCGGGGTGACGTTGATGCTCGCCGTGAGGGCCTGGTACACGCGGCCGTGGAACACCACGAGGTCGCCGGGCTGGTAGTAGACGTCGTTGTCCCAGTCCTGGGAGGCGTACGGCAGCGGAATGCCGAACAGCACCGGCTGCTGCGGGTCCATCGTGGACTGCCCGGAGATGCGGCCTACCGAGCGCACGCCCATCGTGGCGACCGCGCTGCCGGAGTTGGTGTTGCGCACCCACAGGGCGTTCCCAGCGTTGTCGTCGGGGTTGGTCGGGTTCTGCACACCGATGCCCACCAGGACGCCGTTGGTTCCCGGGGTGACGCCTGCGGTGAAGGAGATCTCCTCCCACCCCGCCACGTGCCCGTTGCTGTCCACCAGCGTGGTGTCGGTGCCGTAGGTGACCGAGTTCCAGTAGGTGTTGTTCGCGGCCGTGCCGGAGGGCTTCTGCGCCGTGCCATAGGCGCCGCTGCTGTTGGCCTTGTAGAGGTAGGTGCCGAACGCGACGATCTCCCCCGAGGCGTAGTTCACCCCGGAGTCCCACTGCGGGAAGGTGGGGTGGTCGAAGTCGGCCTGGTCGTCGGAGAGCATGAGGTTGCTGCCCAGACGCAGGTCGGCGTCGTAGCCGGTGGTCTCGGAGATGATCGAGCGGATCTGCTCCAGGGTGCCCTTCTGCCGCCCGAGGGTGGCTGCGTCCCGCACGCGCTGGCGGAAGAGGTAGGCCGGGGTGGACGCCTCGTACTGGATCCCGAACTGCTCGGCGATCTGCGCGACGCTCTCGTAGCGCGTGCGCATGGCGTCGTTGGTGTACCGGTTGGAGTCGTAGTAGCTCTTCACCATGTCGAAGCCGAAGCCGAAGATGGCGAGGAACGGGGCCAGGTAGGGGTTGAGCGTGTTGGAGTCGTCGGTGACGTTGTTGCCGGGGGCGACGTCGACCTTGTAGTAGTCCGGGACCAGCGAGTACAGCAGGTCGGCGTAGCCGTTGTCCTTCGGCATGAGGGTCGAGACGGTACCTGCGCGGCTCCACCGGCCGGAGGCCTTGATGAAGACGGTGTAGTACAGCCAGTGTCCACCGACAACTCCCTTGTCGATGAAGGAAGTTGCGGTGTGCGTCTGGTCGAGGAGGATCTCGCCGTCGTTCTCGTTGACCGCCCAGCCGTAGCGGTTGCGGATCAGCCGCAGGGTGTCCCACGTTCCGGCCGGGGCCTTCCAGTCCAGGAGCACGGTGGAGTAGTCCACGGGCGTGGCTGTGAACGGGCTGACGTCGAACTCGGGATGGATGTCCGTCCCGTACTTCGAGAGCCCGTAGAAGGAGATGCCGTAGGTTCCCACTGCTTACGCCTCCCGCAGCATCGCGGCGCTCAGTTGCAGGCTCTGAAGCGACAGCGTCTTGCCCGTGAGGGGGTGGTAGACGGACAGGTCGATGGCCTTGCCTGCGGTGACCCAGCCCTGCCAGCCGATGTGCATGTGGCTGTTGCCGTCGGAGATCGGCGGGAGGTCCTGAGACATGACCGTCGAGCCGCCGACGGCGATGTTGATCTGCCGGTCGGCGCCGGTCGCGAGGGAGCCCTTGGCGTTGTACCAGAGCACGCGGCCGAAGACGATCCACCAGCCGGAGCGGTTGGCGGTGATCGAGTGCCCGTTGAACAGTCCCTCCGGGTCGAAGGACGCGGCTGGTCTGGCGAAGGAGATCACCTTGGTGGCGTCGCCCTTGACGGTGTCGGCGGACTTGGAGAGGTAACAGGCCGGTATGCCCTTGCCACGCTGCACCGCGTCGAGGCGGGTGGCGACGGAGGCCCAGGTGTTGGTCTTCATCTTCAGCGCGGTGTCCTGGTGCGGGTTGATGCCCAGGGTCTGCTGAATCGCCACGACCTCGTCCTGGAGGTTGTTCACGTGGCTGGCGTCGATGTCCTCGACGAGGTTCTTGTGGACGGTGAACGACTTGTACTGGTGCGGGTAGACGGCGGCCATCAGCCGATCCCTCCGGTCATGGTGATGTTGGAGATGTCTCCGACCTTGGGGATTTCCCAGGCGCGGAAGACAACGTCGGCGGTGCCGGTCTGTGCGGCGTCGGCTCGGGCGATCATCGGGATGCTGGCGTAGCGCACGCCGTCGACCGCGAGCAGGGCCTTGTAGAAGTCGGAGAGGGTCAGGCGCATACCGAAGTCGACGTTGGCGAACGACAGCATGTTCTTGAGTGCCTGCTGCACGTCGTAGAGGACCGAGGCTCGGGAGTAGCGGGGCCAGCACTCGACGACGATGGGGTTGGCGGCGGTGCCGATGTTCACGCCGACCACGGAAGGGCCCGCGACGGTGACGGTGGCTCCGGCCAGCGCCTTGGACTGGAGGGTGCTCTGGACGTTCTGGAGGTTGGTCGCGCTGGGCTGGCCTCCGTCGGAGCCGATGACGTACACCGAGACGCTGGTGTACGTCGAGGCGACCGCGTTGGCACGGACGATGCCCGGGATGGTCAGCGCGAGGTCGGAGAAGTCCTGGAGGGTGACGCAGCGGTCCTGGGTGCGGAAGATGCGCGGGGCGTTGGCGCGGATCTGGTCGTTGGTCTCGGGGTCGGCCCCGCCGGTCATGGCCGAGGAGATCGCACCGCCGTCCGCGTTCTGAGCGATGGTGACGCCCGGCAGGTTGGAGGCGGACAGCGCGTTCACGACGCCCGCGTTGACGTTGCCGATCGCTCCTCCACCCACGCGGTAGGTCGCGTAGATGGTCAACTGGTTCGTCGGGATAGCACCGTTCAGGTTGTCGCCGAAGCGGATCCACGTGGCGCCGGAGTCGTCGAGGAACGTCGTGAAGACGCGGTCGGAGGGGTCGGCGTCGACCAAGTACGTGATGTACGTCCACTCGGTCAGGGTGTCGACGTCGTCCACGAAGACCTGCACGGTGCCGTTGATGACGGGCACGTCGGGCAGCCGGAACTCCTGCACGGGCAGACCCGAGCTGGTGCCGACGTTGACCTGGGTGCGAGTGACTCCCTGGGTGACGGGGACCGTGGCCTTGCCGCCGTTGACGGGCACGAGGATGTCCGAGTCGGTCTCGTACGTGATCGGAGCGTCGATGGCCTCGATGTAGTCGGTGACGACCTGGGTGCCCGCAGGCACGAGGACGGCCGGGCCCGGGTTGGACGTCTGGAAGGTGACCGTGCCGGTGGCCGGGACGCCGTTGCTCGGGGTGTAGCCGAGCAGGTCGGCGATCTGGAGCAGCGACAGGCGCTGCGTCGCGGTCGGCAGGAACGCTTCCTGCTGGAGCCGGTCGCCGTAGTAGGACAGGCTGTCTCCGAGGTAGGAGAACAGCTCGACCATGAGCACACCGAAGTCGCCCTCGGAGCCGGGCACCCACTGCGGGAACTTGCGGGCGGCGTAGTCCATCAGGGAGGCCTTGAAGCCCTCGTAGTCCCTGCTGGTGTAATCGATCGCCGGTACGTCAGCCACTGATGACCTCGCTTACGGTGCCGCCCACACGGACCACGGCGGTGTTGGTCTGGAGCGACAGGCTGGAAGGGGACGACCCGGCCTCGCGGCGCATGTAGTCGACCTCGATACGAGCGAGGGACAACTGAGAGGCGTCCGGAATCGGGGTCGCCTTCTGGAGAACCACGCCGGGCTCATACGTATTGAACGCAGCCGTCACGGCGCGGCTGATTTCCTGAGCGACAAAGGACGCATCAGGGTCGAAAAGCAGATCAGCCACGGGAACCCCGTAATCCGGGAGCATGACCCGCTCCCCCGGCTGAGTGCCGACGAGTGCGTGTACATGCTGGGCGATCTGCCTGTCCGGACTCGTCTCGACGGCGATAGTCCCGTCGGACGCTAGGCGAAATGGAACTGCAATCTCGGTAGGCATGCTTGCATTCTCCCAGGAATGCCTACCGAGATTGCAGTTCGGTCAGGATGCCGGAACGATGTCCGTTACGTGGTTGCCGCACTGACTGCACAGAGCCCGGTATGCCGGTTCTGTTACGTTGGCGTACATATCCACGGTGAAGGAGACGCCTTCCATGGAGCACTCCGCTGTGCGACACGTGACAATCATCGTCACCGGTATCGGTTCTTCTTCGTTCATATCAACTTGCCATAACTATGTAGTCGACGCCGGTGGCCGTTGTATTCGTTCTGGTGAGCCAGATCGTAACTGAGTCCGTTGTCACGCCGGTACATCCGACGCCCGTCACCGACGTTCCGGGAACTGTGGTGGAAGGCGTCGCGATTGCTCTCGGACTACTGCCCGTAAGGCCGAGCCCCGTTACCGTCACCGACGTCGGAGTATTCGCGGCGCTGGGGGTTATCGTCACGCGGCCGGTAACGATATTCGCAGCGGCCAGGACACCGGATACCTGTAGCGCGTCAGCGCCAATTTCCGCCCCCGTGTAGGCGCCGTTGTAAGACAGGAGGATGTATGGGGTGTCTGCGGTGTCGTTTACGTTCGGCGGAGCGATAAACATCGACCTGGAATCGGCTGAGCCGTCGACCGAGATGAGTCCGGGAGCGTCCGTGGCGGTGGCGCCGTAGAACAGCAACTCGGCGAAGTTCGCAGGGTTGTTCGAGTTCATCTCGACGCGGGCACCCGACGCGGCGCTTCGGACGGTTGCACCAGTGATGGTGGACGTACCGGTGATCGTGACACCGTTGATCGTCTTGCCATTGATGGCGTTCGCGTCGAGTTTGTCGGCGGTGATAGACCCGGCCACGACCAGCGCGTTGTCCACGGCCTTGCGCATCTTGACGTTGGTGACGAGCCAGTACCCGGCCGCCGTCGTCGGTGTCGTCTGTGACGGGCCTACACCGAACGTCGCCAGGTACTTCCCGGCCGGGATCGTGATCTGGCCGCTGATCTTGATCCAGGTTGTTGCCGCCGACGGAGCGAGGCTTGCGGTAGCGGGCCAGGTGGTGTTGGCGCCTGCTGCGTCCGACGTCGCCAGGAAGAACCGCAGGCTGCTGTTGCAGGTGCTGGAGGCGGCCACCCACGCCTCGACGTAGTAGGTCTCCCCCGGCGACACCGGCATGGCGTTCAGCGTTCCGGCGCTGTGCTTCCACGTCAGGTCGGTGTTGAGGCTGGTCTGCGAGATGAGTTTCGCGACCCACGAGGCTGGGGCCCCTGCCGTCACGCTGGGGTCGGTGGAGGCCGTCCGGACGACGTTGGTGCCCCAGTTCCAGGCGCTGCTGTTCTGCGTGAACTGGGGGTCCAGGAGGATGTTCGACGTATCTCCGATGACCAGCTTGTCCGTGGTGATGGACCGGGCCCCGATGACGGATGCGCTGATGGTGCCGGTGGTGATCGAGCCGCCGTTGATCGTCGTGGTGGTCGGGATGGTGCCGTTGTTCAACTGGTTGGCCGGGATGCTGACGCCCGAGCCGATGGAGCCGGTGACCGTGGTCGCCGAGGACGCGGAACCTGACGTCGTCGCGGAACCTGCCGTGGCTGCGGAGGAGACCTGCCCGGAGACGTTCGTGCCGGAGATGACGAGGTTGGTCGCGTCGATCTGTGACGCTGTCAGCCTGCCGACGGTGATCTTGGAGGCATCGATGGACGCGATGACGCCGGACTCAGCGGTGATCGTCCCGGCCGCCATCTGGTTGGCGGTGACCGAGTTGGCTGCGATGTCCCCGGTGCCTGCCTGGTGCGCCGTGCCGGAGTTCGCGGCCGACGGCGCGGAAGCGATGGCGACCTTGGAGTAGGCCACCAGCCGGTAGCTGTACGCGGAGGCGTAGTTCTGGACGGAGTCGTAGAGGAAGTCCGCGCCGGGCAGCGTGCCGACGACGACCGGGTTGGAGAAGGCCGGATCGGTGTCCCGCTGCACCTGCACGTGGGAGAAGATCGCAGGCATCGCGAAGCCGGAGACGTCCTTGCCGTCCCAGGTGACGCGCAGGCCGCCGAGCACGCCGGTAACCCCCGGGGCGGAGGGCACCGGAGGTGGGGTCGAGGACGAGGCGCTGGTGATGTGCGCGGACGCCCACAGGGAGACGTTGCTGGAGATGTCGACTGCCTGCACGCGGACCGTGACGTCCACGCCGGTATGAAGCCCGTCGAGGACGACGAGGGTGTCCTGGGTGACCAGCCCGCCGGACCAGTTCGTGCCGTCGTAGGAGTACTGGAGGACGTAGTGGGCGAGGTCGGTGAGGTTGGTGCCGTCCTGGTTCTCCGTCGGCGCGGTCCAGCTCGCCTGCACGCGGGCCAGGGTGGCCCCCTCGTTGGTGACGTACTGCACCGTGGTGAGGGTCAGCGCGGTCGGTTCCTTGGGCGGGAGAACGTCCAGTGTGTCCCCGGTCGGCAGACCGTCGACCGCGTCCTGGACGTCCTTGATGCCCAGCGGGGAGTAGACCGGCTTCGTGATGTCCCCGCCCGAGAACTGCACCCACAGGGTCTGGCCGACCGGAGGCACCGTGTTCGTCGGGGATGCCGGAACGGCCCACGCACTTTCCGCGCTTCCCAGGACCTGCGGAATCAGCAGGGTAACCCGCGCATCATTCAGCGGGTCCTGGTTATTGGAGACACTTCCCCGGTATATGCCCAGCATCGGCTCAGCCGACATTGATATCCTCCAAAAGGCTCGACTCCCAGAACTGCTTGTTTCTCAGAACAGCCGGGACGCTGTCGAACTTGAAACGCTTGTTCGCATCGCTTCGGAATGTTACCGCGTAGGGCTGATCCCTTTCCGCATCCACCGTCGTGGTGAACAGCAGTCCGGAGTTGTCCTTGCTGCGGTTGATGATGTGCTTTGTCGACGTGACCATCCACCGACCCTGACGGTCAGAGGAAATCGACGAACCGGAAATACCGATGAGCGTTCCCGGGGAAACCTTCGACGTGCCGTATACCGTCGCCTGAATGGTGATCCATCCTTGCGAAGCCAGCGTGCGCGCTTCCATGAGTGCCTGGGCGTCCGCGTAGTTGTCGACCGCGCGGGACGTGGTGATCGTGTTCAGGAACGAGGACGCTCCGGTCTTCGCCGAGGACGACGCCTGAATGACCCGGCCGGTCTTTGCGTCCAGGCCGGAAATGGCGGACGTGCCGGTAGTTCCGTTGGCCCGGGGAATCATCGTGCCCGCCAGGATCGTCATGTCCTGGAGGGTGTCGTACTTGCCGGGCCGCTGGCTCTTCGTGAACACCGGAATGTCCTGGGCCTTCTGCCCGAGGAGCAGAATTCGCGGGTCCAGGAAGTACAGCGTCGTGCCTTCCACCCAGAAACGGAAACCCGTCTCGGCCGCAAGGTCGGACACCAACTTGAAATCGGACTGGCCCGACTGCGCCCAGTAGGTGAGGCGCCGGGCGCTCGGGGAGATAACCGTGCGCAGCCCGTTCTCCCGGCCCACCTGCCGCACGATCGACGTCGGGGAGACGTTCTTCCACGACCGGGTGCGCTGGGTGTTCATGGGCAGCGATGTCCCGATGCAGACGTACCGGGTGGTGACGGTCTGGTTGGCGGAGGTGGCCATCACGCTGGAGTGGTGTACGTAGCCGTACCAGCGCGACATGTCGTTCGGGGACCGGCCGTAGTCCAAGACCACGGGGGCCAGCTCGGGGTAGGCGGTCCGGCCGATGGGCGTGGACACGTCGATGATGGCCATGGCATGGACGCCATAGCCTTCGCGGACCTCGACCCGGTAGATGTAGTCGGTCACCCGGTCCGAGCCGATGGCCAGCCGGGTGACAGGCGGCTGCTCAGACACTGGGGACCCGCACGATCTGCCCCGGGGTGATCACGGTCCAGTCCATGATCTCCGGGTTCGCGTCGGCGATGTGCCACCACATACCGGGGTCGCCGTAGTACTGCTGCGCGAGCAGGTCGATACGGTCAGCCGAAGTCAACTGGTGGTAGGTGAAGTTGAACGTCCACTCGCGCTGCTGGCCGGGCACAACCGTGAGGTTGGTGCCCCGGCTGGAGGCAACGAGGGTGAGCGTGGAGTCTGCGTAGCGGGAGTTGTTGGCGATCACCGTCCGGCCTTTCCGCTCTTGGCCGCCTGCTCGGAGGCAGACAGCGGGTCGCCCCAGTTGCCTGCGCGAGGGCCGATGAAGCCGGGCTTGGCCTCGTACTTGTTGCCTCCCTGCGGCGTCGGCAGGAGCGTCACGGTGACCGTGACCTGCGCGCGAGAGGGGATCATCTCCTGGGTCCAGTGGGTGTACTGGAGGTCCAACTGCTGGATGACGCCGTAGTAGGACAGCGACGTGCCGATCACGACGTACACCGGCACGTAGGTCATGGGACCGGCCGGGCCGT